GAAAAACGCTATTGAGAAATTGAAATACGCTCTCAAAAAATATGACAAGCCGTATCTCAAAAATCAGTCTTGGCTGAAGTGGAGAAGTATTTATTCTGCGCCACGCAATGGTCATAAATTTTTATGCGTTCAAAACGGTGACATGTACGTCGCTCATTGGAATGACAACAAATTTTTAGAAACAGGTGGCGCAGAAATTAAACCAGATCATTGGATGCCGCTCCCTGCTGCGCCGAAGTACATGCCATGACCTTACGTCCTTACCAACAAGAAGCCCACGACAAGATCGTTGCATGGATCCGCAAGACAACGGAGCCGTGCATGATTGAGGCCGCCACAGGTGCGGGCAAGAGCCACATCATCGCGGAGTTGGCAAGAACAGTGCGGGCGATGAGCAACAAGCATGTGCTTTGCATCGCGCCCTCTAAAGAGCTGGTCGAGCAGAACCACAGCAAATATCCCGAAGAAGCATCGTTTTTCTCAGCCAGCGTTGGCATCAAGTGCCGCGAGCACCCAGTGGTGTTTGGCACGCCGCTGACTGTTTTGAACAGCATTGAGCGCTTTGGCGAAGAGATTGGCATGATCATTATTGATGAGTGCCATGGCTTTACGCCGACGATCCGTAAGATCATTGGTAAAATCCCGAACCCGAATATGCGGGTTGTGGGCATGTCGGCCACGCCTTATCGGCTTGGCAGTGGCTATGTGTTCAAACAGTGGGAAGATGGCAGCAAGGCCGGCGAGAACGCCTTCTTCACTCGCTGCGTGTACAGGATCACGGCGCATGAGCTGATCGGTCAGGGATACCTGACGCCCCCGGTCGTGGGCAGCTTGAACGCCGACGCCTACAGCACCAAGAACATGCAGCTCAACAGCATGGGCCAGTTCAACAAGGAAGACGTGGATCGCGCATATCATGGTCAGGGGCGCAAGACGGCGCGGATCATTGCCGACATTGTGGCTCAGTCGCAGGACCGCAAGGGCGTGCTGATCTTCGCGGCGACTGTGCGCCATGCCAATGAATGCTTGGAAAGCCTGCCGCCAGAGCTGTCGGCGATCGTAACGGGTGAGACGCCAAAGAAAGAACGCGAGGAGATTCTGCGCCGGTTTAAAGCACAAGAGATCAAGTACATCGTGAACGTCTCGGTTTTGACCACGGGCTTTGACGCCACGCATGTTGATGTGATCGCCATGCTGCGTGCGACGGAATCGGCCAGCCTGATGCAGCAGATCATAGGGCGCGGGCTGCGCCTGCATGAGGGGAAAGAGAATTGCCTCGTGCTTGATTATGCGGAGAACATTGATCGGCATTGCCCAGATGGTGATATCTTCGACCCTACGATTGAATCAAAAAAGAGTAAAAACGATGCGGAAAATCTGGAATGCATTTGTTCAACATGCGAAACGCGCAACGTATTTCGTATGCGGCCTAATCCTGACGGGTATGGGATTAGCCGGTATGGCTATTTTGTCGATCTGGACGGCAACACGCTTGAAGGTGAGTTCGGCCCTATCCCGGCTCACTTCGGCCGCCGCTGTACAGCGGTTCACTTGTTGGGCAACGAACTGCGCCAGTGCTCTGGCCGATGGACTTTCAAGAAGTGCCCGCAGTGTGAAAGCGAAAACGATATTGCTGCGCGACACTGTCATGCGTGCGATCACGAGCTTGTGGACCCGAATGACAAGCTAAGGCTGGCATTTGAGAACAAGAAGAAAGACCCGACACAGATGCAATGTGACGAGGTTATTGCGTGGTATCCAAAGCCGACGGTCAGTCGCAATGGCAAGCCGATGATCAGGGTTGATGTGGTGACGCCGCATCGCAAGTTTCCGTTCTGGATCGCTGAGTGGCAGCATGCGTTGGGCGGCATGTTCAACAGGTTGAACGGCGAAAAGCCGCGCACGATCACATACAAAAAAGATTACGACAGCCAGTTCTACAAGGTCTACGCATTCAACGAGAAGGTCGATGAAGCTCCATAATGACATACCCATCTTCGGTGATCAGGCGTATCGTGGCGACTGCCCGAGCGAGGCGGTTGAGCAAGTTACGTTCTTTGCTCGCATCAGAAAGAAGTACCCCGACACTTGGGGACGCATCGCGTTGCACCCGCGCAACGAGGGAAAGCGCAGTCACTTTCAGGTATCGCACCAAAGAGCGGAAGGCATGCCCAGCGGCGCGTGCGATATCATCATACCCGGCTCGCCAGCTTTTGTGTGCGAGCTGAAACGTCGAGATCACAAGAAGTCCGTGTGGCAGAGGGACCAAATGGAATACCTGCTTGCGGCTCAAGAGCTAGGGAGCTTCGCCTGCGTGGCGTTGGGAGCGGATGCGGCGGAAGAAGCATTCATCCAATATTTGGACAAACACTACTCGTCCAAGCGAACAGATTAACCAGATCATGTCTGGGCGAGCGCCATACGAACTTGCCCAGCCTGCTATTCAGTCCGCGTGTCGCATTCAGATTTATCAGGGCGCATGCGAGATCCTGAAGTTAGACCAGCCGCTGAGAAAGGCAGCGCTGGAACAGTTACCGGCCTCGATAAGGCCGTACATTCAAGAGGAGGTAGTTAGAATATGGAGAATCAGAAATGATGTTTGAGATCATCATGAATATGCCTGTGAGGCCTAAGAAGGACGAGCAGTCTGTAACGAACTTGGTTCACAGGATCATATGTTCATATCCCGTGGAATCCATGGCTGATATCGTCGAAGACCTTAATCAGACAGACTTTATCATTGTGAATGAGTGGTACCCAAACGAGCAAAACAAGTACGAGAACCACGGGATTATAGCACTTAACCGCCGGTACATCGGCAAGATCAAAGAATGGAGCACAAAATGAACAGCCAAGACATCCTTCGCCACGCTGCCTCGACCTACAACGAGCGCGGCAAGCAGTATGGTGACATCGCATTCATGTTCGACACCGTGGCTGCGCTTGCCACGCTGATGACTGGCCGCGAGTACAACAAGTACGACGTCACCGTGATCATGGAAGCACTGAAGCTTGCCCGTCGCCGTGTGGACCCTGCAAATCCTGAGAACTACATCGACGGCGTCAACTACATGACGTTCTCGGCGCAGTTTGCATGCCATGGAAATTCTAACAGGATTCCGACGATAGAAGATGACATAGCGGAATTCGCGAAGAAGTTCGCACCCGTCGTGAAGGAGGAGGGGGCTTAAGCCCCCACTCTAACCAACCAGCCAACGAGACCAACATGATCAAAGAAATATTGGAACTCTGGAACAAGAAGTACACAACGAACCAGATCGCCAAAGAGCTTGGCATCACAAGAGGCGCGGTCGCTGGCCACATCTTTCGTGCAAGGCGCGACGGCATGAATGTGAGAGAGCGCCCGGCTGTAATTATCAAAAAAGAAAAACCGACTACTGTTCGGATTGATAATGAAATCACCCGACTGAAGATTGATAGCTGTCGGTACATCATGAACGACGACATGACGAAGCCGATTTTTTGCGGGGACACGATATCGCGTAGAGCGTATTGCGAGACCCATGCTAAACTCTGCTACATTGTTTCGGAGAGAAAGAGATGAGTGACCGGCTCGTGAAACATGGATGGCATTGGTCTTTCGGCTGGCTCCGCCGGCCAGAGATGGATGAAAACAATATGTATTGCTACGAGGAACCAGACGGCGATCTTATCTTCGTCAGGAAGTCTGAGCATCGAGTGCAATTGTATCTTGACTGCCGACACGACGAAGAGATCGGCGAGAACTATACCTGCATCGCATCTGTTCCAAGGAAGGCGGCATACAGGCGGAGGACCGTGACATGATCCATCAACTGTCTCCGCCGATCCCGGTGGACACGCCGAAGGGCAAGGCGCTTTGCGTAGCGTGGATTGATTATGGCCCAGAGCATCATTTGATCTGGGTCTGCTTTCAAAACGACACGCGCGAATGCTGGTGTTGGCCGAACCCGTCAATCAGAGCCCAATCAAACCCGAGCATGGAACGAAAATGATCCACTTCATCTGGCTTACGCAACCGGGCAGCCGGCCGTTCAGTTTCATCAATATGCTGGCGATCCGAGCGGCGCAGAAGTTCTACCCAGACGAGATTGTCGTTTGGTCGAACAGCCCGCCGAAGAACAATCCGAACTGGGAGAATTATAGAACCCGGCACATTGATCTGCCAGACAATGACTGGCCGATACAGTACAAGGCAGACCTCCTGCGGCTTCAGATTATGCACGAGCATGGCGGGATATATCTCGACACCGACACGCT